CCAGTCTTAGACAAAGATGGAAATCCAATCTATGACGAGGTGACTTATGACCCTGAATAGTGATTTCCAGAAGCTGTATGTTGATGGATTAATTCATTTGTATGAACTAGATGCCAGCAGCTTAGGTGCTGGCATCTTGCGTTTTCACGGGCATATTTCTTTTCAAGATTGGGAAAAAATTTACTCATCCATTGGATCTGAAGGATTGATCGGTGCCGACTCTGGCAGCATTGGAAAGATTTTTGATACCGGTGATCAAAAAGTATGGAACCGAAATATTATCTGGCAAGGTCAAGTATTTGAGCCAATGGCGCTTGAGGTGTCTGGCCTTGAAATGCGTTCGGACGGTAAAGCTTCAGCGCCAACTTTAACAATGGCAAATAACATTAACGGCATTCAACATGCTGTTTCTGCTTATTGTCTGCAATTTAAAGATTTTGCAGGTGCAAAGCTAAAAGTTATTACTACTTTGGCTAAATATCTAGATGCCGAAAACTTCACAGCAGGCAATCCTTCAGCATCAAACGAGTCTAAAGAACAAACTTGGTTTATAGAGCAGAAAACATCGGAAAATGCCCAGCAGGTTACTTTTGAACTTTCAAATCCAATTGATTTTGAAGGTTTGAAAATTCCTGTACGTCAAATTACTTCTTATTGTAGTTGGGAATATCGCGGGGAAGAGTGTGGTTACACCGGGGCTGCAATGTTTACCGAGAAAGATGAGCCAACCGACAACCCTGCTTTAGATCGTTGCTCATACAGATTGTCTGGTTGTGAATGTCGATTTAGTAAAAACAAGCCTTTACCCTTTGGCGGATTCCCAGCTTCAAGCATGTTGTGAGGTCTTATGAAACTAACAGCAAAACTTAAAAAAGCCATTATGGCCCATGCTGATGCATGTTACCCGCTTGAAAGCTGTGGGGTGATTGTCGAAAAGCAATATATTCCTTGTCGCAATATCGCTGAACAATCTGATCAGTTTGAAATACATCCCGAAGACTTGGCAAGTGCTGAAGATCAAGGCGAAATCTTAGCTTATGTGCACTCTCATCCAGATGGAACAACAAAAGCTTCGGAACTTGATCTGATTCAAATTGAATTACATCAAAAGCCGTGGGTAATTTGTTCGTATCCGGATCTTGATTTTCAAGTTTATGAACCTTGTGGTTATAGCGCCCCCTTAGTGGGGCGTAATTATTTTCACGGTTGGCAAGATTGCTATGCACTGATTCGTGATTTTTATAGTCGTGAATTGGGCGTAGAGCTTATGGATTTTAAGCGTGATGATGCGTGGTGGGAGGATAAAAATCATCCATCTTTATATTTAGACAACTACGAAAAAGCAGGTTTTTTCGAAGTTGATTTACCTCAATATGGTGATATGTTGATTTGTCGGGTTGGACGTACAGAACATCCAAACCATGCGGTTGTTTGGCTTGGAGATAATGGCGAACTTAAATCTGAACAAACCGAAACTTGTATCGGATCTGCTTTAATTTTACATCATCCATATAAGAGAAAATCTGTCCGAGAAATTTATGGGCAGCAATGGCAAGAACGAACTGTAAAAATTCTGAGACATAAAGATGTTAAAAACCATTAAATTGTATGGCGTTTTAGGTCAGAAATTTGGGCGTGAATATAAGCTTGATGTCGCAAATACACGTGAAGCCATGCGTGCATTATCCGTGCAGATTGTTGGCTTTGAACATTTCATGACGCACGCCCATGAACAAGGGTTGGCTTTTGCTATTTTCCTAAAAGGTAAAGGTTCAGGTTTTAAGCGTGGCAAGAAACGCCCAGCAATTTACGACCATGAATCCAAACGTCTAATCACTGGCGATAACATTGGCGCAGATCAGCTTGATTTGAATACTGAAGCAGACACTATTCATATTGTCCCGCGCGTTATGGGTGCTGGTGGTAATAATGGAGCTTTGCAAGTTGTACTAGGTGTTGTAATGATGGTGGTTGGTTACTTCACCTTTGGTGCCACCACCACAACGGGTATGGCATTAATTGGTGCAGGTTTGGGAATGGCTGTAGGTGGTGTTGCATCAATGCTCATGCCAAAAATTGATTCAACACAAAACCAGAATCAAGATGGTAACCGGGCAAACAAAGGGTTTGGTGGTGCAGTTACAACAGCCGCGCAAGGTTATCCAGTACCTATTCTCTATGGACGCCGTGAAGTTGGCGGCTTTGTTCTGAGCGCTGGTCAATATCCAGAAGATCAGATGTAAATATTTAGTTATCTTAGGCGCTTTTTAGCGCCTTTTTTATTGCGTGGGATTTGATATGACAGCGATTGTAAAAGGCGCAAAAAAAGGAAACCAACAGCCAAGACAGCCAGTAATTGCACCAGACTCCGCACAATCTAAAACATATATAAAAGAATTGATTGGTTTAGCAGAAGGTGAAGTTGAAGGCTTAGCTAATGGCAATCAATCAATTTTTCTTGAAGATACACCGCTGCAAGATGAAAACGGCAATAAAAACTTTGAAAACGTCACAGTTAATTTTAGATCTGGAACGAATGACCAAGAATATATTGAAGGTTTTCCCGCAGTTGAAAATGAAACCCCTATCGATACAGAACTTAAATCATCAACACCATGGGTACGTTCATTTAATAATCTTGATCTTGATGCTGTTCGATTGCGTTTGCGCTGGGGACCATTAAGAACGCAAGATCCAGTTAATGGAGATGTTACAGGTTATTCAATTGAATATGCTGTGGATCTGCAAACCGATGGTGGTGCTTGGGCTGAAGTTTTAAGAGCAAAAGTTTCGGATAAAACTTCCGAAAACTATGAACGAGCACATCGTATTGATTTGCCTGAAGCTGATTCAGGATGGCTTGTACGAATTCGCCGTATTACTCCTAATTCATCTTCAGATTATATCAGTGACAAAATGTATGTTAAGGCAGTCACTGAGGTTATCGATGCGAAATTACGTTATCCAAATACTGCTTTAATTTCATTGCAATACGATGCAGAAACGTTTGGCGGATCAGTCGCAAAACTAGCGGTTGATTTAAAGGGTGTAAAAATAAAAGTACCTACAAATTACAATCCTGAAACCCGAGAATACATTGGGTTGTGGGATGGTACATTTAAGCGGGCATACTCAAATAACCCAGCTTGGATTTATTACGATCTCTGTACGTCAAAGCGCTATGGTATTGGTGAACGTATCACTGAATCAATGCTTGATAAATGGTCTTTATACCGTTTAGCTCAATATTGTGATGAATTAGTTCCAGACGGTTTGGGAGGTCAAGAACCACGTTTTACTTGCAATATTTATCTTCAAAGTGCTGAGGATGCTTATAGTATTCTAAGCAAACTTGCTGGTGTATTCCGTGCCATTACTTATTGGGATGGAGATAGTATTGTTTGTGATGCTGATATTCCACAAGATACCTATTTCACATATACCCGCGCAAATATTATTGGAGAATTAGACTATAACGGTACACGTGCACGTGATAGACATAATGCAGTAAAAGTTGGCTGGGATAACCCGGCTAATCATTATAAAACTGAATATGAATTTGTACGAGACGAAAAGGCCATTTCTGAAATGCGCCAAGTTCGTTTGCTTGAGCTCGATGCTTGGGGATGTACATCACGTGGACAGGCTCAACGAGCAGGACAGTGGGCTTTAAAATCTGAACAACTTGAAACCCGAACTGTGACTTTTAAAGTTGGTTTAGACGGTCATATACCATTGCCGGGTAAAGTGATTGAAATTGCTGATCAGTTATTTGCTGGCCGTGCAAATGGTGGGCGAGTTTCTGCAGTATCAGCAGATAGAAAAAGCATTACACTTGATCGCGATGACGTTGTCGCCATAGCTGGAGACCGTTTAGTAATTAACGGTGAAAATGGCAAAGCTCAAACTCGTATTGTTCAATCAGTTACAGGGCGTGTCGTAACAGTTACTGTGGCTTTTGATGAAAACTCTATTGCACGCCAAAATATTTGGGTTATCGATGCCCAAGATTTGGCTACGCTTAAATTTAGGGTTTTGTCAGTTGTTCAAAGTGATTCACATCAATTTACCATCACCGCAATTGAGTACAATCCAAAAAAGTTTGATGCTATTGATAAAGGTGCTCATTACATTGATCTGCCAATTTCAATTGTTAATCCCAATATTCAAGAACCAGTTTCAAATATTGCCATTACAAGTGAAGATCGCATTGATCAAGGGATTAATATTGCAACTATGGTTGTGTCTTGGACGCAAGCAAAAGGTGCGGTTAAGTATCTGGTCGAATGGCGAAAAGATGATGGTAGTTGGATTAAGCTTCCAGTTACTGGCAATAATTCAATTGAGGTATCTGGTATTTATGCAGGTAACTATCAAGCAAAAGTTACAGCAATTAATGTTTCTGATATTTCATCATTGCCAGCATATTCAACACTTACAAAGTTAGTTGGTAAGCAAGGTTTACCGCCTGCTTTAGCATTCATACAAGCAACAGGTATTTTGTTTGGTATGCGGCTAAATTGGGGCTTTCCATCAACTGGTGCGCTTGATACTGCTTATACAGAAATCCAAGTTTCGCCAGATGGCAAAAGCAATATTGCCCAATTGGGCTTATTTGCTTACCCAACTTCAACACATACGATTCAGGGGTTGCAACCAAATTTAACTCAATTCTATCGTGGCCGCTTGATTGACCGTATCGGTAATATTGGCCATTGGTCTGACTGGACAAGTGCAACAACTTCTGCTGATGCATCTGAAATTTTAGAAATTTTGGAAGGTAAAATTTCTGAAACAGAGCTAAGCCAAGACTTACAAACTAAGATCGATCATATTGAAAATATTGATGCTCAAATTCCGGGTATTCTTCAAGATATTCAAAATACGAAAGATCAGATTGCACAAGAAGTTAAAGATCGTAAAGACTCCGTTCAGCAAGCTGTAGATCAAGCAAACAACAGCCTTGCAATAGAGCGTGATGCACGAATCAAAGATATTGATTCCACAAATCAGTTAATTGCTCAGGAAGTTCAAGACAGGATTAATGCTGATTTTTCAGAACAAAAGGCACGTGAAGCTGCAATTCTTGCAGAAGCAAAATTGCGAGATACGGCCATTACATCTGAAAAAGAAGAACGTATTAGTGGTGATGATCATCTCTCTCAAAGAATTGATACAGTTAGTGCTAGTTCTTCAGATAATGCAGCGGCAATTCAACGTGAGGAAAAGGCAAGAACTGATGCTGATAGTGCATTGGGCCAAAGAATTGATACTGTAGTTGCACAAGCTGGAGATAATGCAGCAGCAATACAACAAGAAGCGAATGCACGTGTTGAGGGTGATTCTGCGAATGCATTATTAATTGAAACAGTGAGAGCTGAGTCAATTGAAAATGATGTTCAAACTCGTGCTTTGGTTACTGATGAAAGTAAGGCGCGAATTGACGCAGATAGAGCATTAGCTGAACGCGTAACAGGGGTTGAGGTCGTTACTAAACCTGCTTTAATTGGCTCAGAATCTGATTTAATCGGAAATGATGCTGGCTATGCAGGTGTCTGGTCGATTTTATCTGCTGTTCAAGAAGGAGATTTATTACAGGCAAAACGTACAGATCAAGTTATTGTTTCTGTAAATGATAATGCAGCAAGTATCAATTCAGAGCAAATTGCGCGCATTGAAGGCGACAAGGTTGTTACAAAAGCGTTGACTGATTATCGGGCGAGTAATGATCTAGCTCTTGCGAATGTTCGGCAAACTGCTGAATCTGCTGTGTCTAATTCAGAAAGCAATGCTAAGGCATTAACTGAATTAGATAGCAGAGTGAATACTGTTGATGCAAATGCTAATGAAGCTAAACAAAATGCAGCTTCTGCAATTAGTAAGGCAGAAACGGCGGTTTCTGAGGCAGGCTCAGCAGCTTCTATTGCTCAGCAAGCCCATGCGGAAGCATCGACAGCGGCAACTACTGCAAATAATGCGGCAGATAATGCGAATGAAGCTAAACAAACATCGGCAACAGCTTTATCACAAGCTAATGTTGCGGCAGATCAATCTGCTGCAAATGCAGAGCAGATTCAATCTATTCAGGTTGATTTAAAAGATAAAGCAAGTACAGGTGATATTGTTCAAGTTAAGTCTGACATTAAAGATGTTGATAACAAGATTACTGCTCAAACAACGCGAATTGATGGAGTTTATGCACAGATTAACCCGCCTCTGATTGGTTCTGATTCTGATTTGATTGGTAATGATGGTGGTTATGCAGGGGTTTGGTCTGAACAATCAGCACGAATTGAAAGTGATCTTGTTGTAAGTAAGCGAGTTGATTCAACTAATGCTGTACTAGGTGATTTACAAGCTTATACCCAGCAAGAAGTTCAATCACGTATTGAAGGCGATAAAATTACAGTCCAAAAGATTGATAACTATATTGCTAGCAATGACAACGCTCTTGCCATAGTTCGAGATACTGCAAAAATTGGTGTCGATCAATCTTCAGCAAATATTGAAGCTATCAAGAACATCAATATCGAGTTGAAAGACAAAGCCACTACTGGTGACATTACTCAAGTTAAGTCGGATATTAACGAGGTTGATAAAAAGGTTACTGCTCAAACAATCAGACTTGATGGGGTATATGCCCAAATTAACCCGCCTCTGATCGGTTCTGATTCTGATTTGATTGGTAATGATGGCGGTTATGCTGGTGTTTGGTCTGAACAATCAGCACGTATTGAAAGTGATCTTGCTCAAGCAATCCGTACAGACACAGTGCAAACAGATTTGAATGGCAATAAAGCTGCTGTTCAAGAAGTTACTAAATCAGTAAACGGGTTATATGCACAGAAGTTCATTAAGCTTGATGTGAATGGAAAGATTGCGGGCTGGGGTGGTGCAAATGATGGCGTAGAGTCACAGTTTATTTTTAACTTTGATTCTATTGCAATTGGTAACGGTAGCAATGGTATCGTTTCCTATCCATTTATTTTCCGTACCACTTCATTTACTGATCCATTAACTGGAACTGTTTTTCCACCTGCTGCTTATTTGAAAGCTGCAATTATGGATTATCAATCTGTTGATACATCTCATATTAAAGACTTGGCTGTACAGCGAGGCAAGATTGCACAATTAGCTGTTGGAAGTGGTCAAATTGATGATCTTGCAGTGACCAGAGGTAAAATTGCTGATCTTGCAGTTGATACTTTAAAGATTGCTGATAATGCGGTAACTGTTCCTGTATCTGCGTTTGCTGAAATTTCAGTAGGTGTTGATACCGAATATGTCACTATTCAGACGTTAAATGTACCGTCAGATATGGGGCATACAGTTTTAACTTTTGGCGCTGTCTTTAGTTTCTCTGGTTACAGCCCTAAACAGCAAGTTTATTGTCGAGTTCTTAAAAATGATCAAGTTGTTTTTGAGGATCTTGAAGTTCACTTTATTGAACATAATTCAGTTGCTTTAATCACTGATGCAAACGGTTCGCACAACCATAATGGTTCTACCGTTAACGTCAGTGGTACAACAGGACAAGATGGCTCACATAGTCATAGCTACAATGTGAACGGCACAACAGGCTCGACTAATGCCGGAGGTACTTATCATAACCACAGCTTTAGTGCTAGCGGATCGACAGGCAATGTCGGTGGACATAGTCACAGCTTTAGTGCTAGCGGTAATATAACCATGTCGGAGGGTGGTGCACATACCCATAAGATTACCGTGCAAGGTACTTCACGAAGTGCCGGAACACTTAATATTTCGAGACATGATTCGACAGGAATTTACGGCACATACAAGTTACAACTTCGGGTGGTTGCTGGTGGTTCAATGAATGTGTCACAACGTTATATTCATGCAATGACGATGAGGAAGTGATGGCATATTTTGCAGTTTATGAGGTTGAAACAGGTGAAATACAGAATTTAATAGAATGTCCTGAATTTCTAGTTGAAACAATTCATCTTGAGAATGGGCAACAGTTTTTAGAGGTAGATCACCAGGTCTCAGCAAATAAATATTTGATCAAAAATGATGAATTAATCTTAAGAGATTAATTCAGCAAATTATTAATAGCACCCAGTCGGGTGCTTTTTTATTGCCAAAATCTGGAGAAGGCAAATGTCTGAAACTCAGACTGCGCTTGAAGCGAGTGCAGCAACATTAACATCAAAAGTAACAGCAACTACTGGCGTGGGGTCTTTTATCGGATTTATAGCAAAGATCGATGTTATTGCATGGGGCGGTTTGCTAATTGCTGCCCTTGGCTTGGCAATTCAAATTTATTTTGCGGTTCAGAAAAATCGCCGTGAAAAAGTAGAGCATGAAATGCGAAAGGCCGAATACAAGTTGCGGATAGATAACTTAAAAGGTAACTGTGATGTCGAACAAGACTAAATATGCGGTGGGTTTACTAGCAGCTTCGGCTGCTTTTTTTATGGGCGTAAAGGTTGATGAGGGGTATACCTCAAAACCAGTGATACCTGTTAAAGGTGATCGGCCTACACAGGGCCATGGTTCCACATTTAAACTTGACGGCTCACCAGTAAAAATAACGGATCCACCAATTACACGTGCGACAGCAGACAAGTGGTTGCGAAATGATGTAGCTAAACGTGAAGTGGCATTTAAAGATTCATTGAAGGGTGTGAAATTATCACAAACTGAATATGACATTTATTTGGATTTTTCATATCAGTACGGTGTGCCAACATTCTCAAAATCTTCAATGCTTAAGTATTTAAAGATTGGTCAATATAAAGCAGCTTGCGACTCATTACTTAAATACAAGTATGTTGCAAAGCGTGATTGTTCTATTCGCAAAAATGGTTGCTACGGGGTTTGGACCAGACAAGTAGAACGACACGCAAAATGTATAGGAGCGCAGTGATGTGGATTGTATTTGCTGCTAAATATTGGCGAGAAATCATTATTGTGTTTCTCGCTTTTTTATTGGCCATATCTTTGGCCGTACTCAATTACAAAACTGGTCAGCTAAAAGAAGCTGAACAAAAGTGTCAATCTCAGATCCAAGAGATTGAGCGCAAGAATTTGAAAGCTCTTGCAGAAAAGCAAAATCAGATCAATAAAGTGAGCGCAGACTATGAACAAGTCAAAGCAGAGCAAAGCACCAAAGTCGAATATATTGAGCGTGAAGTGCAAAAGATCGTGGAGCGTCCTGTTTATAAGTCTAGCTGTATTGACGATGCTGGGGTGCAGCAACTCAATGAACTCATTAAAGCCGGTAATACCAGCTAATCTTATTCAACCATGCCCAAA